CTGAGGCCGCAGGACATGAACGATCCGGCACGCACACTCGGCTGGTCCAACCTTGAGCTGCTGTGCCATCACTGCCACGACATTGAGCACATGGCAAAGCACAGCGGCGCACGCTGCGGCTTTGATGACGATGGAAACCTACTCCCCCCATTCGAGCCGCGGCGCTGACCGGCGGAAGACCGCACCCCACACTCAAATTTCACCGAGTGACGGGTGCAGGAGGGGTGTAGTTGAGAGGAGGTGCGGCATGGGAAAACCGAAGGCCGAAACAAGAATAAAACGCGAGCGCGAGAAGCTCGCAGAAGTCTTTGCGAAAATGGACGAAAACAAGCGAAAAACCGCCGAAAAACTCATGGATAACGCGGCTTTTATGGCCGTAACTCTGGAGGATTTACGGGATTCCATCAACGAAAACGGCTGTGTATCCGAGTACCAGAACGGCGAAAATCAGCACGGCACGAAAAAGTCTCCGGAGGTCGAAGTGTACAACACGATGATCAAAAACTACACCACGGTCATCAAGACGCTGTGCGACCTGCTGCCGGAGTCCAACGGGGAAATGAATGCCCTGACTGAGTGGCAGCGCACGGCCGCCGGGAGGCGTATCGGCTGATGGGAAAGCGCACGATCTGTCCGCTGACCTGCCCGATGATTAACAGCCAGGGATTTTGCGAAAGCGCCTGGACGCGGGCATCACAGGTGACGGAGTGCCCGCACCGGAAAATGCGGGAAACGGTGTCCAATTTGAACACCGGCAACGAGAAGTAACAACGAGAGCCAGAGGCCTACGAGCCCAGAGCCGACAGACTGCCAGAGATGGTGCTGTCGGCTCTTTCTGTTTTTGCGCTGTGACGGACGGTATTGCCATTCCGTCCACCCATATCGAGCATATGGGCAAGGATACGGCGGCACACCCGGCAATGGGATCGCCCGGGTGCGTCCGTCAGAGCGCAAAAGCAGGCGAAACCGGAGGAGGTGAGCAGTACGGCAGCCAAAACAGACCCCAGACAGGCGAGAGAACGTCTTGTCAAGCGCATGGAGCGCGAAGCCAAGAAAACACCAGCACCGGAGGGTGAAAACTGGTTGGAGCAGTACACCTGTCTGGTACTGACCGGCAAAATCACCGCGTGCCGCAAAGTCAGAACGCTGTGTGCCGTCCTGCTCGACAAGCTGCGTCACCCGGAGAAGTACCGGCCGTGGGTGTTCGATGAAGCCCTGGCAAACCATCACATTGAGTTTGTGGAGCGGTTCTGCAAGCAGCCGCAGGGCAAGCTCGGCGCACCGCTGCGCTTGGAGCTGTTCCAGAAAGCACGCTGGCAGGCGATCTTCGGTTTTGTCGATGCACACACCGGTCTGCGGCAGTATCAGGAGTGCATGATCGTCGAGGGACGAAAGAACGGCAAAACGACCGAGTGCGCCGGTATCGAAATCGACCTGCTCGTCAATGATGGCGAGGGTGCGCCGGAGATTTACTCCATCGCAACCAAGCGGGAGCAGGCGGCGAAGAGCTTTAACGCCTGCGTCAATATGCGAAAGCAGTCGCCGGAGCTGGCGGCGGCTATCCGCAAGCGCCAGAGCGACCTGTACTACCCGTACAACCTCGGCTTTATCACGGCGCTGGCGAGTGCAACCAACACGCTCGACGGTCTGAACGCCCACGGCGTACTCGTGGACGAGCTGGCGGCTATCAAGAACCGCGCCATCTACGATGACATGAAACAGTCCATGTCAGCACGCGAGCAGCCGCTGCTGTTCTCCATCTCGACCAACGGCTTTGTGCGCGAGAGCATTTTCGATGCCCAGTACGAGTATGCCGCCGGTGTGATTGACGGCTCGATTGACGATGACACGTTCCTGGCGTGGATCTACGAACTGGACGAGCGGGACGAGTACCGCAACGAGAAAATGTGGATCAAGGCCAATCCCGGTCTCGGCACCATCAAGAACATAGACTACCTGCGGCGCATGGTCAAAAAGGCGGACGTAGACCCGTCCTTCCTACCGACCGTGCTGGTCAAGGATTTCAATCTCAAGGAAAACGCTGCGACAAGCTGGCTGACCTGGGCGGAGTGCTCCAATCCCGAAACGTACAATATCACGTTCGACTACGCCATCGGCGGCATGGATGCGGCAGACAGCATCGACCTTGCGGCGGCAACGGCTATCTGTCAGCGGCCGGGCGACCCGAAGATTTACCGCCGGAGTATGTACTGGCTGCCGCAGAGCGTGCTTGATGCCGATGCGGCTGCCGGCAACCGCCGCGAGCGCGACAGCGTGCCGTATAGCCTGTGGGTCAAGCGCGGCCTGATGCGTGCCGTGCCGGGCAACAAGGTGGACAAGCAGGTCATGCTCGACTGGTTTATGGAGCTGCGCGACGAAGACGATCTGTACGTCCGCTACATCGGCTATGACCCGTGGCACATTGACGACAGCCTGCTCGACCGTTTCAAGGCCGAGTTTGGCGAGCAGTGCATGATACCTGTCCGACAGGGCACGCTCAGCCTGTCCCAGCCGATGAAGGACCTCAAGGCCGACCTCGGCGCCGGTCTGGTGGTCGATAACAACAACCCGATCGACAAGTGGTGCATGGTCAACACCGAGGTCCGCACCGACATCAACGGCAACATTCAGCCGGTCAAGATCACGGACAGCCGCCGCAGGATTGACGGCACGGTTGCGCTGATCTGCGCGTACAAGGTGCTGCAGGACCACTACGATGACTATGTAACGATGAACGAGGAGGCGTAAGTACATTGGGACTTTTGGAAAAGCTGTTTCCGCGGAGGCCGCCCGGCGGCACAGCACCGAGGGAATATTTTAAGACACTGACCGCCTACCAGCCGGTCTACACGACTTATCGAGGCGGTCTGTACGAGATGGAGCTGACACGCGCGGCCATTGCGGCGTTTGCGCGGCATTGCAGCAAGCTGCACCTCGAGGTGACAGGCGATGCCCGGCCGGATCTGCGGCGCGTGCTCGGGATGCAGCCCAATCCGTTTATGGATGCGAGCAAGTTCCTTGCGCGGCTGGCGACCATCTATCTGGTGCAGAACAACGCCTTTATCGTGCCGATGGAGGACAGCGCCGGACGGCTGATCGGCTATTATCCGGTACTGCCGCAGCAGTCCTCGGTGCGTGAGTACGGCGGTGAGCCGTATCTGCAGTACAGCTTCTGGGGCGGTCAAAAGGCCGCGATCGAGCTGAACCGAGCGGGTATCCTGACCCAGCACCAGTACGAGGACGATTTCTTCGGTTCGGACAACCGGCCGCTCATGCCGACCATGCAGATGGCGCAGACGCAGGCCGAGGGCATTATCAACGGCATCAAGAATGCTACGACCATCCGGTTTCTGGCTCGTCTGAATGGCAACCTCAAGGAAAAGGACATCACTGCCGAGCGCGAACGCTTTGCGCGGGACAATCTGGCCGGTAATGCGACCGGCGTTGCCATGTTCGACAGCAAGTACGCGGACGTTAAGCAGATCGAGTCGGCGGCGATGGTCGTCAATCCCAAGCAGCAGGAGCTGATCCGCGCGAGCGTGTTCGAGTATTTCGGTACCAATGAGAAAATCCTCACCAACACCTACAACGAGGACGAGTGGAACGCCTACTACGAGGGATTTATCGAGTCGTTTGCCATTCAGCTGTCGCTGGTGCTGACGGCTATGACGTTTACGTCGGAGGAAATCGCGGCAGGTGCGTCCATCATCGCAACGGCGAACCGTTTGCAGTATGCGAGCAACCAGACCAAGCTAAACGTCGTGACGCAGCTGTTCGACCGCGGCTTCCTGACCCACAATCAGGGTCTGGAAATCTTCAACATGAGTCCGGTCGAGGACGGCGACAAGCACTACATCCGCAAGGAGTACACAGAGGTGTCCAATCTGGACGCCGTGGGCGATACGTCAAAGGAGGGCGACAATGGCGATCACACCGGAAACCCGTGACTACCGCACCTTTGAGGTGCGTGCACTGGACACGGAGGAAAATCAGTACCGCGTAGAGGGATATGCGGCGGTTTTCGATGAGGAGACCGTGCTGTACGAGTACGACGGCATTGAATACAAGGAAGTCATCGACAGGAGCGCGTTTACGGGAGCGGAGATGCGCGATGTCGTGATGAATTATAACCATGGGGGTAAACCCGTAGCACGAACCAAGAACGGCACCTTGCAGCTGACCGTGGACACACGCGGTCTGCGTATTTCGGCTGACCTGTCCGGCACCGAGGAAGGGCGGAGGCTCTACGAGGAAATCCGGGGCGGTTATCTGGATCAGATGTCGTTCGCGTTCACCGTCAACAAGCAGGAATATGACCGAGCAAAGCATCTGCGCCGCATTACCGGGTTGGGGCGGGTGTTTGATGTGGCGGCGGTGGATATTCCGGCGTACGACGGCACCAGTATTGCGGCACGCTCGTGGGCAAAGGCGGAGGCCGAGCGCGAGCACGCGGAGGCGGACAAGCGCCGCAGGCTGGAACTCAAGCTGAAAACCTATGGTATTACAAAGGAGGAAAAGTAAATGAGCAAGAATCAGAACAAGCAGGCGATCTTCGGCGGTTTTCGCAATCAGGTCGGCCTGCAGTTTTTTGCAGGCAAGAACCGCATGACCGAGATCGAGGAGCGTCTGGCGGCAATCCGCACAGAGATGGACGGCGAGGGTGCAGACCTTGACGCGCTGAGCACCGAAGCCGACAGTCTGCTCGAGGAGCGCAAGACTCTGCTGGGTCAGGCGGAGCAGCGCCGCAATCTGCTGAACAAGATCGCAAATGGTGCGGGCGGCGAGGTACGCACGTTCCAGCCGCAGCCGACCGCACCGGAGCAGCGCGAGTATGACCGCTCGAGCGAGGAATACCGCTCCGCATGGCTGAAAACGCTGGCAAACAACGAGCTGACCGAAACCGAGCAGCGTGCATGGTCCACTGCAACGGCTTCCGCCGGTCCGCTGGTGCCGACCCAGACCGCGAACACCATCATCGAGAAGGTGCACCAGTACGCACCGCTGCTGGACAAGGTAACGCTGCTGCGCGTGCCGGGCAACGTCACCTTTGCGGTTGAGAGTGAGCAGGCAGATGCAGCCTACCACACCGAGAATGCAACTATCACCGCAGCAGAAACCGGCCTGACCAAGATCAACCTGTCGGCGTACGAGATCACCAAGCTCGTGCAGATCTCCAAGTCCGTACAGCAGATGGCGCTCGACGTATTCGAGAACTGGCTGACCGATATGCTCGCCAAGAAGATCGCAAAGCTGATCTCGGACACCATCATCAAGGGCACCGGCACGGATCAGGGCACCGGCATCGAGAAGGCGAACACCTGGGGCGCGACCAACTCGGTCACTGTCGGCAAGACTGCCGCACTGACCAACCAGAACGTGCTCGATCTCATTGCACTGCTGCCCGGCGGCTACGATGCAGGCGCACAGTTCCTGATGAGCAAGAAGACCCTGTTCACCGACTTTATGCCGCTGCAGGACAAGTCCAAGAACGACCTCGTTCGTATCGAGGGCGGCAACTACTACATCTACGGCTATCCGGTGCTCATCGACGAGCGCATCGGTGACCACGAGGCGTATCTGGCTGACCTGTCCACCGTCATCGGCAATATGCCGGAGGACGTGACCATTACCTCGACGTTTGACGTCAAGACCAATGCGTTCCTGTTCCTCGGCTGCGCGATGTTCGACTGCAAGCCGTCGCAGGCGGATGCAGTCCGCAAGCCCGCGAAGGCGAGCGCCTGATGCTGACGCTCGACCGCTTTAAGCTGTACGCCCACATCGACCATGCGGACGATGACGAGCTGATTGAGATCCTGATCCGGGCGGCAGACACTGCCGTCCGGGATATGACCGGCAAGGAGCCGCCGTCGGACAGTGATGAGCTGTTCGACACGGCGGTTTTGCAGCTCACGGCGCACTGGTACGAAAACCGCACGCCTGTCACGGACACGAGCGTGACACAGGTGCCGTTTACCGTGCAGACCCTGCTCAATCACATCGCCATGTCCAGCCGCTACCCGGAAAAGGAGGGCGCAGATGGCGCTGACCAATGATCTCAGACACCGCCTGACGGTGTTTAACAAGCATCAGACTGAAAACGACATCGGCGAAACCTGTTGGCAGTACACCGAGGACGGCAAGATCTGGGGTGCGCTGACTGTCATGTCCGGCAGGAACGAAACCCTGCCGGGTGATACGGTTCGCGCCGAGGTTACGCATAAGCTGACCATCCGGCCGCGCTCGTGCAAGCTGACCACTGCGACGTATTTTGTCTACGAGGGTCAGCGGTACGATGTGCTGTACTGGCAGCCGCATTACAAGCGCCGCGACCGTCTGGAGGTCATGCTGAAGCTGGTGGTTGAAGATGCGTGACGGATTTGACTGCTCGGAACTGATGGACTTTGCGGAACGTCTGGGGGCACAGCCGAAAGAAATGCTGAAAGCGCAGAAAAAGATGCTGCGTACCAGCGGCACAAAGCTGCGCCGGAAAACGGCTCAGCGTGCCCGGGCTGATGTGCGCCGTACAGCCGTCCATCGTCCAAAATATGACCGTAATGCAGGCGACTATCACAGAAGCATCAAGCGCGGCAAGGTCAACAAGAGAGATGACGAGATGCGCATCCGCGTATATTCCTCGGATAAAATCGGTCATCTCATTGAGGACGGCTGGACGCCGGAATTGCGTGACGGCTCAAAGGGTAGTTATCAGGCAGGCAAAAAGGTGTTTGCTAAGGCTGCTGAGGAATTTGAACCGGAGTTTGAGTCGGCCGCCGAGGATATGGTTGACGAGTTGATAGATAAAATATGATAATTCGAGAAGTACGCGCGGCACTGATCGCGCTGTTAAAGCAAGCAGCACCCGGTGTTCCGGTGTCCAAATCGGACACCGACAAACCCGTGGTGCGCCCGTCCTTCAAAATCGACATTTTCCCGGCCGAGGGAAACGCCGCCTGCGGCGGTGCGCGGGAGCGGTCGATCGACGTGGACGTTTGGTACTATCCCGCCGAGCGGGTGGAGTACCTCGAGGAGTGCAGTGAGATGGCGGAACGCCTGATCGCCGCACTTGAAACCGGTATCGACACCGGTGAGATCGTGCTGGTGCCGGACGATACGGTCAGCACGACCATATCGCTCGGTGTGCTGGTGCTCCAGTTTGCACTCAGCTGGTGCGAGAGCGCCGCCGAAACCGGAGAAATGATGGAAGCCCTCGAATACTGAGAGGAGGAGTAAAACCAATGGCAATTACAATGCCGAAAATCGAAATCAGCTTTGAGCAGAGAGCTGTGTCGCTCATCGGACGCTCGGAACGCGGCATCGCAATCCTGATCGTGCGCGACGATACGGATAAGAGCTTCACGCACAAGCAGTACAGTGATCTCTCGGCGGCACAGGCAGACGAAAGCCTGTACACCGCAGACAACTACAACGCCATCTGCGACCTGCTCGGCTTTGCGCCGTATCAGATGCACCTGTTCCGACTGGATACCACCGGTTCCCTGGCCGACACGCTGACCGAAATCTCTAAGACGGTCAAAACCGGCTGGCTGACCATTGCCGGCCAGAGTGCCGCTGACGGTCTGGCGCTGTCTGCGTGGGTCAAGACGCAGGACAGCACCAAGAAGAAAACCTACAAGGCGGTCTGCTATGATCTCACGACTCTGCCGGATGATATGCACGTTGTCAATTTCATCAACGAAAAGGTCACGTTCTCCGACGACCGCGGGGAGAAGGACGGCGTAGCGTATCTGCCGTCGCTGGTCGGCATTTTCGCCGTCTGCAACGTGACGAGAGGCAGCACCAATTATCAGTGCTCCAATCTGTCCGAGGTGCAGGAGGTCGAGGACAACGATGCGGCGCTTGGCAGCGGTAAGTTCATTCTGGTTAACAGTGAGGACAATACTGTGCGTATCGCACAGGGCATTAACTCTATGACGACCACGGACGGCAAGACCAAAACCGAAGATATGCAGTTCATTGAAACCGTGGAAGCAATGGACATGATGAAGGACGACATTGCGGCGACATTCCGGGAAACGTATCTCGGCAACTACCGCAACAGCCGCGACAATCAGATGATGCTGGTGGCAGCGCTCAACAGCTCGTACTTCCGTCAGCTCATGCAGCAGAATATCCTCGACCCGGACTACGCGAACGCCGCCGCCATCGACACGGACGCGCAGCGCGCGGCGTGGGTGGCATCCGGCAAGAGCGAGGCTGCGGACTGGGACGATGATACCGTCAAGGCCAACCCGTTCAAGCGGACGGTTTACCTTGCCGCAAACGTCAAGATCCTCGGCAGCATGACGGATCTGATTTTCCCGATCACGATGGCGTAAAGGAGGACACGAGACATGGCAAATTTCAATCCGAACCGCGTGCTCCATGGCAATGAGGGCACGGCGTGGTTCAACGGCAAGAAGCTGACGACCTTACAGAGCATTGAAGCCAAGGTCGCAGCGGACTACGAGGACATCAACAACTGCGGCGATCCGGCAACCTACCGCATTTATAACGGTTATTCCGGCGAGGGCACGTTCACGGCGCTCAAGATCGACTCGGATGTGCTGAGCCTGCTGGGCGACGCCTATCAGACCGGCGAAATGCCGACTATCACGATCATTACCGCACTGACCCAGAAGGGCACGAATAAGGTGGAGCGCGTGGCGCTCTCGGACGTGACCATCGACGAGTTTTATCTCGCAAAGTTCGAGAAGAAGAGCAAGATCGAAGAGGAAGTACCGTTCAAGTTCGGTCACTTCGAGGTATTGGAGAGTATCTAAATGGATAAGAAGTTACTGGACGCGCTGGCGGCGAAAGCCGAGCAGCGCGCAAAGGACCGCAAGAACGCAAAGCAGTTTGAAGTGGCCGGCGAAATGCTGACCTTTGTACAGCCGAGCGTGGATGCCAAGCTGAGCTATGCCGAAGCCATGCTGTCCGAGAGTGCGGCAGACACGGTACGCGCCTGCGCAAGTCTGATCTATGACTGCTGTCCGGATCTGCAGGATCCGGAGCTGCACAAGGCTCTGGGTGTTACCGACCCGTATGACACCGTCTGGACGCTGATGCAGCCGTACGAGGTTGACCAGCTGGGCGGCAAGCTGTATCGCTGGCTCGGCCTGATCGGTCCGCGCGATAACAACACGCCGGACACTGCGAGGGCCGACACCGTAAAAAACTGATCGAGCGCGACCCGGTGCTCGACCTTGCGGCATTTTACGCACCGAGAGGTATAACGCCGGAAACTATTCGGCAGATGTCTCTTGCGGACCGCGCAGTGCTGCGGGAAGGCCGGGCGCGCTGGTATGAGGATAACCGGTGGCTGATTGCATCCGGTATTGCACTGGCGTACAACCCAAAGGAGGAGGACGGCAATGGCTAAAAACAAAGTAATCAATACCGTCCTGACGCTAAAGGATGAGATGTCGGGCGGTCTGGTAGCGGCAGCCAAGGCGGCTAAGAAATCCGGCAAGAATATTGATGACAGCATGATGCAGGCCACCCGCAAGGTGGTCGCATTCAAGAACAAATCACTCACGGCGTTGGGGGATTTTGCAAAGAAGGGTGTCAAGGCTGCCGGTGCGGCTGTTGCAGGCATGACCGCTGCGTTTATTGCACTTGACGGCGCGACCGAGGAATACCGCGTTGCGCAGGGCAAGTTAAACGCCGGATTCCAGGCGGCGGGCTTTTCCGCCGATGTGGCTCGCAAGAGCTATCGCAATTTTTATGCGATTTTGGGTGACGCGGACACCGCAACCGAAGCCTCGCAGCTGCTCGCCAACATGGCGAAGAACGAGGAAGAGGTAACCAAGTGGACGCGCATCGCCGCAGGCGTGCATGGCACGTTTGGCGATTCGCTGCCGATTGAGGGCCTTGTGGAGTCCGCAAACGAAACTGCACGCACCGGCAAGGTGACCGGCGTTTTCGCGGATGCGCTCAACTGGGTCGGCATCATGGAAGACGATTTTAACGCCAAGCTGGAGCAGACGACCGACGTATCCAAGCGCAATCAGCTGATCATGGATACGCTCTCCAAGACCTATGACAAGGCCGCTGACAGCTTCTATGCGAACAACCAGCAGGTTATCAATGCACGGCGAAACCATGCGACCTTGGACGAGATGCTCGCCAAGGTGGGCGACACCAGTTCCAAGCTGAAAAATCAGCTGTGGGTGCTGGCGGGCGCCGCCGAGGACGGTTCCATCCGCTCCGGCTCTATGCTGGATTGGGTGCAGCGAAAGGCAGAAGCATTCGGACAGTGGATTGAAGGGCTCGATTTAAGTTCGCTGCAGAAGCAGTTCGATGAGCAGTTCGCACGGGCACTGCAAAAGGCCGGAGAGGCACTGCAGTGGGTGCGCGACAACTCGGATACGCTGATCGGCACGCTGAAAAAACTCGCGGTCGCGTGGGGTGTCGGAAAAATGCTTGCATTTGTGGCTGGTGCAATCACGACGATACAGACAATCAGTGGATTCCTCAAAACGCTCAAGCTGTTAGTCGCACTAAAGAGCACGGAGATATACTGCTGGGTTCGTTCGGCTGTTGTTGTCGGCGCAAATACGACCGCATTGATTGCCAATAAAGCTGTCGGCGGATTGCGCTGGATTGTGGGCAGCATTGCTACGCTGATGACCAACGCAGTCGAGTGGAGTGTCAACACGGCGTGTATTATCGCCAATAAGGCCGCGCTGATAGCGCACAAGGCGGTCGGCGGTGTAGTTTGGCTAGTGCAGCAGGCGGCGGCTTTGGGCGTTGCCAGCGCTGCGTGGATCCATAATACCGCCATGATGGTTGTCAACAAAGCAGGCATGGTTGCCAGTGCCGTAGCATCCGGCGTGGCAACCGGTGCGACTGCCGCTCTGACGGCCGCCCAGTGGGCGCTGAACGCTGCATTTGTAGCAACGCCAATCGGCTGGATCGTGCTCGGCCTGGCAGCTGTTGTGGCCGCAGGTGTGGCGCTGTATAAGAACTGGGATACCGTAAAGGCCAAGGCCGGAGAGGTATGGAACAGCATAAAAACAGCGTTCGGCGGCATCAGGGACAGTATCACGGGCGCTTTTTCGGCTGCTAAGGAAAAGGTCGCGGGCTTCTTCTCGTGGCTTAACCAGAAGATCGAGAGTGTGCCGATCCTCGGCTCCATCTACAAGGGCGGCAAGAATGCCGTGTCGTGGATTGCCGATCGGCTGGACGGCAACGCCATGGGCACGCCCTACTGGCGCGGCGGCTACACGCGTGTCAACGAGCGCGGCGGCGAAATTATGAACCTGCCGAGCGGTACGCAGATCATCCCGCATGACGTAAGCGTCAAGGCGGCAGGCGGTCGGAGTGTGACGGTCAACGTCACCATCCAGGGCAACGTCATCGGCAACCGCGAGTATACCGAGCAGGTCGGTGAGTACGTCGGCCGCAAGGTGCTCGCGGCGCTTGGCAACATATAAGGAGGTGCGGTGCGTGTACAAGATAATTTTCTCGGTCAACAACAACGAGGAGGTCTGGACGCTGCCACACTGTCCGCCGGATTTCCCAATCCCGCAGCCGGAGCAGCACCACGAGACCTACGAGGGCCTCAGCCGCGACTATCGCCGCATCGGCACGCTCAGTCTGCGGCACATGGAGTGGACGGCGCTGCTTCCAGTGCACCGATACTTCTTCATGCCGTCTGAGGCATCTGCGGACGGCTGGGCGTATGTCGATTTCTTCGACCGGTGGCGTGACAAGAAAGTGCCGTTCCGGCTGATCGTGCTCGACAGCAAGGGCGCTTCCCGGCTTAACATGCCGGTGACGGTGGACAGCTTTGACGTCACCGTGCGAAAAAACGGCGATCTGGAGTACAGCATTGCCGTCACAGAATACAAGTTTATCAAATGAGGAGGTGCGCCGATGGCGGCAGGATATGTCGATGACCACAAGCTGATTTTGTACCGCGACGGCGCACAGCCGCGCGACATCACCGCGTTTGCCAGTGACATGACGCTGACGGACGAACTCGACACGCTGGCGGCAGAGCTGACGTTTAAGACGTTTATCTCGCCGTGGGACAAGTACACGCCCAAGCTGGCGCTCGCGCCGGGCGATAAGGTGCGCGTGACCAATCAGGGCAAAACGGTCTTTGCCGGCATCATTATCACGGTGACGCTGGACGGCGGTGTTACCGCTTATGACCGCGGCTGGTATCTGAATAAGTCAGAGATCGTGCTGCAGGTCAACAACCTTGCCGCCGATCAGGTCATCCGCAAGGCGTGTGCCAAGGCGGGCGTAACGGTCGGCAAGGTGTGCAGCCTGCCGACCAAGATCACGCAGCTGTGGACCGGCAACACGCCCGCTGACATTATCAGCGATGTGCTGAACACCTGCACGTCTGCGACCGGCAAGCAGTACCGCCACCGCGTGAACGACAGCGGCCTGCAGGTCGAGGCACTGCCAACCGCCCCCATCAAGGCATATCACAAGCCGGCGAAAAATATCGCCGCATTTGACATCACATGGGCGCTCGGTCAGGTGAGCGGCGAGGACAGCATTGAGGACACCTACAACGCTGTTGTCATTGCTGCCGAGGACGACGGCAAGGCGTACATCGGCGCACAGGCCAGCAACGCGGCGTCTATCAAGCGCTACGGCTTTATGCAGCACATCGAAACGGTCACGGAAAATCCCGGCACGGCTGTGCTCGGCCAGATGGTCAAGAATCTGCTCAAGAACGCCGACAAGGTAGGACAGACCCGCTCCATCTCCGAGATTTGGGGATGTGATGAGGTGAAGAGCGGCGTGGTACTGCGTTTCAACTCGCCCGCGTTCGGCATCAAGGGCAACTTCCGTATTAATCGTGTGGAGCATCACTACGGTGGTGCAGGGCACACGATGGCGCTGGAAATCACGGCGCTCGAGCAGGTGCGAGCCGCCGCCGAGGGCAAGACTGACGCGGCAGCCATCAAGGCCGCCAGCACGGATAAGGTGCAGGTGTTCGGCTTGCCCGACCTGTCCGGCGGCAGTGACGGCGGCTCGGGCGGCACCATTGTCAAGGCGCTGTTTACCGCCTACTATCCGGCTAACAATGCGCTGGAGGGCGGTTATCTGGATGCACAGGGCAACAGGCTCGACCCGAGCAAGCACACCTGCGCCGCACCGCCGTCTGTGCCGTTTGGCACCAAAATCACGGTGCGCGACACGGGCACAAGCCTCGACGGCAAAACCTACACGGTCAACGACCGCGGCGGTGCGATCCAGATCAAGAACGGCGTGTACCACTTTGACCTGCTGATGAGCAGCAACGCCGAGTGCAATCGCTGGGGACGCAAAAACGGCTCTGCGATCATCGGCGGCTCGGGCAATCGCTCGGGCAGCGCGGTGTCGTTTGTCAACACCGCACTGGGCGAGGTCGGATACAAGGAGTCCGGCAAAGACATCAACAAGTTCGGTCAATGGGCCGGCCACAACGGCGTTGCCTGGTGTGTTTATTTTGTTTGCTGGTGTGCGTACAAGTCTGGCGCACCAATCCCGACAAGCTACGGCTACGTTGGCGATATGAGCAGCTATTTCAAGGCTCGCGGCAAGTACAAATCGGCAGGCAGTTACAAGCCCAAGGCGGGTGACCTGATGATTCAGGGCGACCGTCACATCGGCATTGTAATATCTGCCGGAGCATCAAGCTGCGAAACCGTTGAGGGCAATTGCAGCAACTCTGTCAAGCGTGTTACTCGCAGTTACGCGGAGATTTCCGGTTTCTGTACGCCGTGGGGATAACACAAGATATTGTATACTTGTGGATAACACTGTGGAAGATGTGGAAAGGAGTGCGTGCCTATGGCATGGGATACAGAGATGGCTTTGGCCATCAAGAACACCGCGAGAAAAGCGGCAAAGAGCCTACCCAAAGGCTGGTATCGTGCCGAGGTCTTGCAGGTAACGCCCAAGTTGATTTTTTCTGTGGTAAGCAAGGAATTTCAGTTCAGCACGGGAGATGGCCTGATTATGACCGCGACTGCTCGGGCGAAAGAGTGGAAAGTCGGCAATCAGGCGGCAGCCATTCTGCAAGGCAGTGAGCTGTTGGTTTTAGATTCTTTATAGGAGGTGTCGGCTATGGCCGATGTGTTTCCGGTTATCCCGGAGGAGCTGCCCGCGCAGGTCGCGGAGAGCATTGGGCGCTCTCCGGAGTTTGTGTTCCATGAGGACGGCAGGTCGGGCAGTTTCCGGCTGATCGACGGCGCTCTGGTGGAGCGGCAGGGCGTGGAGGCGGTCAAGCAGTGGCTTGAGCTGATGCTGCGCCAGAAACCGGGTGCAATCCCGATCTACCGGACGAGCGGCACGACCCAACCGGGCGTGGAGGCGGTCAGCCTTGACCGGCGCGTGCCGGAGGGCTGGATTTTTGCCGAGATTGAGCGCAACGTGCGGGAGACCGCCGCGTTCTGCCCGGCCATCCGGTCACTTGACAGTTTTAAGTTTACGCGCGTGCGGCGCGGCGTGGAGGTCCGCTTCACGGTCCGGCTGCACACCGGAGATAGTGAGGAGGTGACGACGTATGTCAGCGAGTGAGATTTTAGACAAGATGCTGTCCGCAATGCCGGAAAGCTATCAAAAGACCATCGGCTTTCCGACGTATGACCTTTTAGCCGCAGTCAGCCTGCGGATGGAGGGCACGGACACAACGATTGACGAGGCCAGACAGCAGCTTGACCCCGAAAATCTGCACGACAGCGCGCTTGATCGCTACATCTATCCGCGCTCCGGCTTGGAGCGCAAGGCCGCGACCTTTGCCCACGGCAGCCTGACCGTCACCGGCACAGGCACGGTCGAGCAGGGCACGCTGTTTGAGTCCGGCGGCGGTGTCCAGTATTACGCAACCGAGACCGTTGCCATTGAGGGCGAGGGCACGGTACCGGTCACCTGCACGGTGGATGGCACGGCAGGCAATCTGCCCGCGCACAGCGTGACGCAGATGCCGGTGGCAGTGCAGGGCATTGTGGCGTGTGATAACCCTGAGCCGATCGGCGGCGGTTACGCCGAGGAGTCGGACAGCGAGTATTACGCGCGCTATCTGGTCGTACTGCGCACGCCTGCCACGAGCGGCAACGTGTACCACTATGTACAGTGGGCGCTTGAGGTGGCCGGTGTCGGTCATGTCAAGGTGTTTCCCCGGGTGCAGGGCGCGAACACGGTCGATGTCGTGATCGCGGACAACGCCGGTCAGCCTGCATCGCCTGCACTGGTTAAGTCGGTGCAGGACTACATCGACCCGGACAGCGAGGGAGCCGGTAGGGGACAAGCTCCGATCGGTGCACAGTGCTTTGTCACTGCTGCAACCGGCAAGGCCATCACGGTCAGCTGCACGGTGTCCAAATCGGACACCGTAACCGAGGACATCCTGACATCCGGCATCAAGGAGAGCGTTGCGGCGTATCTGGCAGGCACGGTCTTTACCCAGGACTACATCAGCTATGCGCAGATCGGCGCGGCCATCATGGACACGCCGGGCGTAATTGACTATGCCGGACTGAAGGTGTCCGGCGGCAACGTGAATATCGCAATCGCAGAGCGCGAGTGTCCGGTACTGGGTGAGGTGACAATTACCTATGGCTGAGTTTGACAACATGCGGAAAAGCCTGCCGGTAGCGTACCGCACGGACAAGTGGGTGTGCGACTTGCTTGCCGCGATCCAGTCGCTCGACGACACGCAGCGCGAGCAGATGCTCGACATTACGCAGCAGCTGTTTCCGGGCAGTATGACGTGGGCGCTTGCCATCGAGGAGCGCGACGCCGGACTGGCCTCGACCGGCACGCTGGAGGAGCGCCGCACGGCGCTGATTGCACGGTGGCGCGGCTCGGGCAAGTGCGACGTTGACCTGATTCAGCGCGTGTGCGACTCGTGGAAAAACGGCGAGATTTCCGTCGGCTTTGCAAAGGGTGTGATCCTGCTGACGTTTATCGGCGCCTATGGCATCCCTGCGCCGGCTGAGCTTGCCGCATTGCAGGAGGCAGTGGACCGCGTGATCCCGTGCCATCTGGCAAGCAAATATCTCTGGCGCTGGATTCTCGTCCGCGAGATCGAGGGCATGACGCTGGACGAATTGCAGACGCACAAAATTAGCGAATTTGCATTTGAGGAGGTGCAGGCGTGAGCCTGAAAACCAAAATTCTGGGGCTGTTTAAGTACGATCCGGACAAGGACGGCGCGAGCACGTTCAATATCAAGCAGGCGCTCAACGACAACTGGGACAAGCTGGACAACGAAGTTGCAGCGCGTGTAAAGACCACGGAATTGGCTTCCGAGGTCAAAAAGACCGTGAAAGGCGGCAGCTTGACCGCCTCTGATCTGGGCGCGGTATCGGCAGCGGATAAGGGCAAGGCTGGCGGCATTGCGGGCCTGGGCGCTGACGGCAAGGTGCCAGCAGCGCAGCTGCCCGCGATGAATTACGAGGGCAAGGGCGCCGTAGATACGCATAACACGAGCACAAGCGCTCACAATGCGCTATTTGCGGCAAAGCAGAACAAGATCAAGGGCAAGAAGGGAAAGTATGTTGGTTTTACGGCAAATGACACCGTGGGTGAGGTAGACGCGCCTGCATCCGGCGGTAGTCGCATTACGCTGACGTTTGCAAGCGATTTTGTCGGTCAGGCATGGACGCTCTCCGGCGGTAGCGAAACCTACACCGGCACGGTAGACAGCAGCAAGACGGCAACTGTAAGCGTGCTCGGCATTAACACTACCTACACCCTGAGTGCTGCGCTGTCCGGTACGACGTATACTGCCGAGGTAACAACCAAGGCGTATTACACGGCGCTGGCGGTGGCGCTTGAGAAATTCCAGTCCACCATTACCGTAACCGTAGATAGTGGTTCGACGGTGACGGCGACACTGGGCAGCACGGTATTGACCAAGACGAGCACCGGCACGGCTGTGTTTACCGTCGGTAAGGCGGGTACTTGGGCAATTAAGGCAACAAAGGGTGACCAGACCGCCGAGGGCACGGTAAGCATTACGGCCAGCGGGCAGAGCAAGTCGCTGACGCTGAGTTACGCTAACGTTTTTGGCGTGTGCTGGGATACGAGCAATTCGAGCACGGCGCTGACGCGCTTAACTCCGAGCACTGACCCTTACGGACTGGTGACAAAGAGCGTAACGACCGAGCCGAAACCGGCGGTTGGTACGGGTGCAGGTTCGAGTCCTTTTGACAGCTTTATGCCATGGAGCGGCATGAAAGAGTGCAATCTGAACAATGCGGGCGCTGTAACAGCATGGAAAGGTGACAGCGGGTTCTCACGTTCTAATAACTTTACCATGGTGTTTATTCCGGAGTTCTATGTTGCGGCGAAACGTAACGGTACGAAGCAGTATTTCTATGTGTCGGATAAGCCCAAGACTGGAATGACGAAACATCCGGGCAGTGGAAAGTATGTGGGAAGATACACTGTTCCCGGAAGTAAATCCGGTGTTACGTCTACTGTAAATATCACTCGCACAACCGCACGCAGCAACGCTAAGCAAAACGGCGACAAGTGGCACTTGTACGATTTTGCAACCTACTGTGCAATTATCTTTCTGTATATCGTGGAGTTTGCGGATTGGAATTGCCAGAGCAAAATCGGCAAAGGTTCTGTTGACGTTACTTCATCCCCGTATGCTAACGGTGTTACAGATGTAATGACATACCATACCGGAGCAAAAAACAAAGATACTCCCTTAGCGTCAGCTGGTGTGCAGTATCGCTGGATCGAAAACCTGTGGGGTAATGTAAGCCAGTGGGTA